GTTTTTGCGCACACCAATCAGTCTCCACACACTCTTTTGACGCCGTGGTGTTGCGCATCTTTCTTCTGACTACTGACAGCACCTGCCATTTAACGGAGGTGAGGATGAAACGCATGCCGGACAAAGACGTTGGGTTCTGGGCAAGTCTGATTGCCTGGCTCTACGCCCACAAAAACGAATCCGGCTATGCGGGTCTGGCCGGGGTCATGGCAATTCTGAGAGCCACATATGTTGGTAAAGACACATGGTCACGCCGCCTCATGGATGCAGCGATGTGCAGCGTCTTCGCCTTCTTCCTACAGCCAACCCTGCAGGTAATGGGTTCGGCGCTCAACTGGCATTTTGGTGAAGACATTACGCGGGTTGCTGCAGTCTTCCTAGGATTCCTCGGTGTGGACTACGTCTCATCGAAGATACGCCGCCAGATAGATAAGCGATTGGGAGACAGTAATGCTGACAGCCAGTAGTTTTCAGCGTGCCACCGGCGTAAGTGATTCTCTACGTGATGCCTGGTATCCACATATAGCGGCAAGCCTCTCAGCCTTCCAGATAAGCACGCCATTACGGCAGGCCTACTTTCTGGCGCAGACGGGGCATGAGTCAGCCGGGTTCCTGAGGGTTGAAGAAGGGCTGAACTATAGCGAGAACGCGCTGACTGCAATGTTTGGTAAGCGCATCACTGCCGAACAGGCCCGCGCTTATGGTCGTAATGCGATGCACCCAGCTAACCAGAAGATGATCGCCAGCATCATTTATGCAAACCGTAACGGTAATGGTGATGTTAATTCGGGAGATGGTTACCGCTATCGCGGTCGGGGTCTGATTCAGATCACGGGCAAGGCGAACTATGAAGCACTGGTTAAACAGCTGGGCGCTGATGTAGTGGCAAACCCCGATTTATTGCTGGGCTATCGCTTTGCTGCGATGTCAGCAGCGGCATGGTGGAAGAATCACGGATTAAACGAGCTGGCAGACTCTAATGATGTTACCCGCATCACCAGAGTCATTAACGGTGGCACCAATGGTCTGGACGACCGGAAATCCCGCCTATCAAAGTCCAAGGGGATTCTATGTTCAACGTAATCGGCTTTATCCGAAACAATTCAGGTCTGGTCATCATCGGTCTTATCTGTGTGGCGCTGTGGGGACTGAACGCCAGTAACTCACAGCTGAAGGCAACGAACGACAGGCTTGAGAAGCTGGCAAACAGTAAAGACGAGCAGATTAACGACCTGCGCTCTAAGAACGATGGCCTGGCATCAAGCGTCACTGAGCTGGTAACAGCAGTTAAGCAGCAAAACGATGTGATGAGTCAGGTAACAGAGCAGCGTGCCGTAACAGCCCAGCAGAACCGGAAGCTACAGAATGAAATTAAGCGTTACCTTGAGGCGGACAAGTGTGCTGTTGCTCCTGTTCCCCCTGATGCTGCTGACAGGCTGCGTGACGCAGCACAAGCCGCTGGTGGAGTACCGGACATTAAAACAGCCACAGCTAAGCCTTCCGGCTGAGCTGACCAGCCAGATTGACGTACCAGCGCCACCAGAGAAAATGACGTTCGGTGACAGTGTTAGCCTCAATGCTGAGCTTTATGGCATTGCAGAGCGTTGCAATATTGACAGAGAGGCCATTAGGAAGCTAAGACCCTAATGGCTACTTAGATATTGAATTAATTGATAGTTATGGGACTTGAGGCATATTAATGAGCTTCTCAACAAGAGCCTTATTTCCCCAAACTTCATTGGCATTAACTTTTTTGTCGTTAAGAAGAAGCCACTTGTCTGTAGAAAAATGCTCACCTTTGTTCTCTGGTGCCGCCATGACTGCTGTAATCATTGCCGCAATGTAGGATGATGGGAGAGCCCATTTGTCACCTATAATACCAAGCTCACTAGACAATCCGAAGGATAGGCGAGGATCTAGTTCACCTTCATGCATTACCGAAGTTCTCCCAAACTTATAGATGATTTCACCGAAAGTGTATCCATCGAATCTGGTGTTTTTAAATGCAATGCGAAAAGCAAGAAAGGTGATGAAAGGCTCTTCATCATCTAAAAATTTTTTAATGCGTGAGCCTACACCATCCTTTGGGCGCCTGAGCTTTGCAGTTTTATCTAAAGCAGGAAAAAAGTGGACTAAAGCACTTTCATAATCATGATCAATCAAGCTATCTAGAGATTTTTCAAGCCTTCTGCTTATTGAAGTCGCAGTGTTACTCATTTTCATATCCTTTTGAGAGAAATATTAAAGAATTGGCTTGATCCTTCGGCGTCGATCTAAAAGCCAGTTCGAAAAGGAAAGATATTACCTGAATCCTCCGACAAGGGATAACGGTTAGCCACGCTGTGAAGCTGATGCCACTTCACTAATCGATGCCAAAGAGTTAATTTGTTTTCTCACTTTCTCTAGGGAAAAAAAATGAAAATAATAGGAATCGAAAAAGGCTTAAGCAGCAAAGAGTTAGACTTCGGCGATCGTTACCTGATATTGGATGCAGTTCCAGGGAGAACATGGGCAAGCATTTTTGAAAAGCAGTACTCAAACTATCATTCGCCTAACAAAAGAAAAGTAACCCTTCAAAACGATAATTTGATTGTCAAGTGTCCGGCTGATGAGCTGCAAGCGCTTATTTATACATTAAATGGCATTGTTAAGGCTGTTGATGAAGAGATCGAAGCAATGAGATTACGTGCAGAGCAACAGGCACAAGAGCAAGCGAGGCGCGAAGCGGAACAAAAGAAAAAAGCAGATGATGTATATGACAATCTGAATTTTGACAGTTGATATGCCGCCTTCGGGCGGTTTTATTTTGTGCTGAGAACTGTACTTACTGCATTCACTTTCAGCATGGACGCAAAGAATTACTTACTTGTGGATGGCCCTAACATTTTCTGGTTAAAATCTTCTGGCCACACTCTTGTGGTCAACAACAGTCAAAGGGCTTTGAATGTCAGATTTTGATGAAGACGATAACGAAGAACTTGTCACGTGTGACGAATGTGGTGAGCAGTATCCCGCGGAGAGTTATTGCACAAGGTGTGATGAGTTCAACCCACCTGTTGGCACAGAATGTGAATTTTGTGACAAGCCTGCAACCAGCTATGTCCAAGATCATCCGGTATGCGATGATCATTTTGATGATGCTTACCCTATTGATTGAATTGCAGCAAAAAGATCTTACAAACCGCCTCCGGGCGGTTTTTTTATGGAGTAAATATGTTAGAGCCACGTATTTATAACAGCCGCTGGGACAAAGCAAGGCTCTCGTTCCTCAAATCGCATCCTCTCTGCGTCATGTGCCATCGGCAGGGCAGAGCAGTGGCAGCTGCTGTCGTTGACCACATCAAGCCTCACAGACTGAAAGAAGCCATAAAGGGCAGCAAGCAGGATGAGATAGCGAAGGCTCAGAAACTCTTCTGGGACAAGGCTAACTGGCAGCCCCTCTGTAAGCAGCATCATGACTCGACCAAGCAGCGTGAAGAGAAACGCGGGCACGTGATTGGATGCGATGAGAACGGGCTGCCGCTCGATCTACAGTCACACTGGTACAAAAGCATAAATCCTTGAGTCAGAACGAAGAGTTTGCACACAATCATTAACTTCCAATATGTTATGAATTCATTTTAACTGTGTGGATATGAATTTATGTTGCAGCGTGGAGAAGCCTCAGCAGTAATGACTAAGCTCGTTAATGACTCCTCGGGGTATTTGGCGGCTTATGCAGCGTTAGCTTCAGTGGCTTACTTGATCCATAAAAAGGGAAATTTTTTGGCCTCAAACGTTATTACAATATTGGGGATGCTCTGTGGTGTCATTCTCTTTTTTTACTGGATAGGACATGTGGTATCTCTTTGTGAGGGCCTACGCGATAAGCATCATAGATCTAAGTCAGCGATGTTTCATACATCAGTAATATTGTTCACTTTTTTATTAGGTTATCCAGGAATTATAGCGGTAACCATTTGGACTGTAATTTATTCAATCAAATAAGCAGGGGTGGGGTGGGTTAAGAGTTCAGAGGTAATCGGCCTCCTGACCGCCCGCCCCCCTTTTTATGCACAACCGCGAAATGAAAAGTTTTTTTCTGGGAGGTTTTTATGGCCGGAAGACGACCAAAGCCGACCCACCTTAAGGTCGTTACCGGCAATCCGGGCAAGCGAAAACTTAACGACAAAGAGCCTGCACCCGCGAGAGAAATCCCGAGTCCGCCATCACACCTCACAGATTGGGGAAAGGTTGCGTGGGGAAAGTTGACCGTTCTTCTTGACGGAATGGGCGTGCTGACCGTTGCCGATGTGCTGGCACTGGAAAGGCTCTGCGATATTTACGCCGACATTCTTCAGCTGCGGATCACGATTGCTGATGAAGGCAGAACCTATACGGTCCAGACCGATGGCGGATTTCTGATTAAAGCCAACCCGGCTGTTTCAATGCTGGCTGATGCAGACCGGCGCTTCAAAAGCTACCTGGTAGAGTTCGGCCTTACACCGGCTGCCCGGTCA